GATAAAACTAAATAATAAAACAAAGGAAGAAAATCTGATAACCTATTCGTATTGGAGGTCAATAGGAAAACGGGAACCATATTTCTGGATGATTTGATGAAGTGTGACGGTGTCATCTTCTGAAGAGAAAGGCTCTTCGAGAAAATAATCTCTGTCCCACTTGTGCTCATAACCAATCAGGCCATGCCAGTTCTGAACGTAAGCTCGAACTTCGTGGATGGTTGGGAATTGAGTGAGTGATGGTACTTCGACTCCTTGTGCGATAAGGGCGTCGATCGGCCCGGGTAGGGCGAGGTCTCTAGCGTAGTCAAGAGGAAACGTTTCTTGAAAGACTTGAGCGTAGTAATGCATAATCTGCTCCTTTAAATACAATTTCTCGTATTGTTCGGGATCTTCTAGGCGTAACATGATGACCTTGTTGCGGTAGTGTTGGAATACTTGGCGACATAGCTCGTGAAATGCGTTGGACATTCCGGCTGATGCGTAAGCGAATCCAATTGCGCGATGGATCATAATGAAGTCAGTAACATGGCGTTCTGGGTAGGCGAGTTGAGCAACGAGTTTGTTGATATCGCGTACGGGCATGCCAAAGTTATTCCGATAGGAAAGGACTTCGATGTTTTTGCGGATTGAAGTGATTAATGATTTCTTAACACTGATTGTCATTCCGAAGGTGTTCTTGGCGTAACCGGGAATCCATTCAAAGAATGAGTTCATGAGATTGAACTCTTCGTTTGAGAAGATGACGTTGTCATCTCCCATAATGAAAAAGCGGAACTTAAGAATTTCGTCGGGTGTGAATCCAAATTGAAGCATAGAGTATACCATGACAGTGGCGTTGACTAGTGAGTCAAGAGCCTGGGTCATCAGGAATCCAGAAAGGATGCCGGCGCATGTGCGCTGAAAAGCATAACCATCTCCAGTGATAAGAACCATATTTTGGTACCAGAACCAAAGAAACTTTAGCATATTGTAAATCTTTGTGGCAAAGATTAAGACTGCTAAGTCTTCAGTGTTGATGTCCAAGTAATGGCCTTTACTGTGTATAGTTTGGGCTTTCTTGATGTAGGTGGCGTGGTGGTGCTCGAATTGATATCTCCAAATGGGTGCGAAGAATTTGTTAACGATGATGAACTTAGGAAAG